GTACTGGTGTCGCAGTTTCAAGTTTTAGCCGCTGTGACGGCTTTCACTTGCATTCCTCAGATAGGACAGGCGCCACTGGCGCAAATCTCATCAAACCCGGTGTCTTCGGTCTCGATGCCGAGACGGGTAGCCATCTCGACGTACTGATGCCGCGTGATCCGCTCGTACGGCGCCTGGTCCCGTGACAGCTCCGGGAAGATCGTGGAGCCCTTCAGCCGCGGCATGAACTCCAGCAGGATGCGGGCCACGTCCTCCGCCGTGTACTTCTCGGGGTCGACGGAGGCCGTGTAACTCACCGCCTGGTCAGCCCAATACTCCTGGTACAGGGCCTGAACCGACAGCATGTCCTCAAGGGACAGCATGCCGGCGTGCTCGATCACGGAAGGGTCCATGACTTCACTGACAAGCGGGTCACGAGTCGGGATCTCTACCACCATCGTGTTCGCCGCGTAGATGCAAGGCTCGACCTTGTATCCCTTGTTCCGGTACTCCTCCACCTGTCGGACCTCTTCCGGCTCCACCATAGAAAACCGGATACGACGAAGGAAGTAATCGCTGAAAGGAGCATGAGCCGCCTCTCCGGACACACCGGCCACCTTGGAAATCGTCCCCGTGGGGGCGATGACCCGCTTCTTGATGGGCGTGGGTATTCGCATCTGGTTGGCGTACTCGGCCGCAGCCGCGTCCACGACCGCAGACCATTCCTGGAGGTGCTTCCGGACATAGGGGCTGGACGCCGCCTCGGTGTACCTGATCCCGTTCTTCGCTAGGAAGTCAGCGAAGCCCAGGTGCCCGACTCCGATCCGCCTGTACCGAGCAATGGCCACCGCGGACTTAGAGTCAGCCACCCCTGCACAGGTGGCCCGGATCAGGTACCGGGTCACCAGGCGGTGAGCCTCCAACAGCCCGTCCGTGTCGACGTTGCCGAAGTAGTCCACGAACGCCCCGAGGTTGACCGAACCGAGGTTGCACGGCTCGGCAGGCGTCAGCAAAGCCTCTCCGCATGGGTTGGTGGTGTAGACCCCATCAACCTCGCCAACGGCGCTCAGAGACGAGTTCCAGAAGCCCGGCTCCCCGTTGGTCAGGGCAGACTCAGCGAGCTGGTTGAGTACGAGCTGAGCACCTATGTGCCCGTCGTGTACCGCTCCAATGAAGGAGTCATCTACCTCGATCGAAATGTTCGTTGTCCAGTGTCGAGACTGGTCCGTCTTGCAGGCCAGGAACTCGTCAATCTGCGGGTCGTCCCATCGCATGATGGACATGCGAGCAGAGCGACGGACACCACCAGAGACGATGCACCGGGCGATCTCGTGGTCAATCGCCATGGCGTCCATGCCGGTGAGCCGACCACCGATGAAGCGTACGAGCCCAGCAGGGTCATCAGCATCGACGTCCACTCGGCTGGCAAGGATCTTGCCGACCTCGGTCATCATCTCGGCAAACGGGGCCGGTCCAGAGGCCGTGCCGCCGAACGACCGCAGGGGGGCGCCCTTGTGCCGTACGCGGGACACGTCATACACACGGTCCCGGTGCCGGGTCTTCGAGTCGTGGGACGTGCGGATGAGATCGCCCAGGGCCTTAGCCCAACCCTCTCGCGAGTCCTCTACTCCGTAGGCACCGGCCCATGTGTGGCTGTACTCAGTGGAGAGGAGACCTGACTCCGCCATGTCCAGGTAGTCAGGGTGCGAGGGGTCACAGACGACGTGAACCTTCACCGGAACCACGACGGCCGGGAAATCGCTCAGGTAGTGGTTCGAGTAGTTGGCACCCACACCACCACCCTCGGCCAACCGAAGCAGCGTGAAGGTGAAGTGCTCGGCCGGGTCACTCTTCTCCCAGCCAGCAGCCCAACAGTTGTTCAGCGCGTAGTCATTGACGCCGCTCGATTTCAGGTGACGGCCCGCGGGCATCACCTTCCACGACTCGATCAGCTCGACCAGCCGCTCAGTCTCGCCCGGCTCGATGTACCTCTCATCGACAAGGGCCACGTTGCCGGCGACCACTCGCCGCACGGTTTCGGGCCAGGTCTCCAGCTCACCGTTCGGCTTCTCTCGCCGGTAGGTGCGCTCATAGACAGTCTTAGCAGTGGGGGTCTTCCAGTCAGTCAGGGTCTTACCTTCCTCTACGAATGTTTCGGTTCATTTCCAGCGCCAGGGCGTCAATCGCTCGGTAGCCGCGCTTCTTGTCGGCGTCGTTTACGGGGCTCATCCCGTAGACGAAATGCCGCATGATGGCCTCTTGGTAGTCCTTGTTCAGGCGCCTGATGGCCTTCTCGGCGTCCATCCGTGCGGAAAGGATGTTGTCCGTGATGACGCAGCGCGTCAGGTCATCCTTCTTGCCGATCTGATCGGACACCTCGGCGTCTGTGTAGACGAAAGACCGCATCACGCCCCGCACTTCAGACGGAGTGTAGTAATAGTGGTCATCCATCAGGTCCCGGTAATCGCGCTCGCTAGAGGCGTATTGCCGTCCGGCCTTGTAGAAAATCTTCCTCAGAGTCTCTTCATCGTCCTGGTATCGGGCAATGATTGACTGCTGTTGGAGAGCGTGAAGCAAGATCTCTTGTTTCACATCGTCAGCCTCTACGATCTGCCACTTAGCCGTGATCTCGTATGCGATCTTCTCGGCCAGCGGCTCAAGGGCCTCCCAGTTGATTTCCGTCATGCAGCTTCCTTGCCTGCGAACTGGCCCTTCGGACCTCGCTTGATCTTTCCGTACCGCTGCCCCTCGACCACGAAAGAGCCGTCATGCTCAACCGGAATGGCGTGAGGAGTCGCGCCGTACGCGCCGACGTAGAAGACGCCAAATCCCTTCTGCCAGTTGGCAGGGCCGTTCTTGAGGTATCCGGCCTTCTTCACGTCCATGAGGTGGCCAACCTCGAAGCCGTAAATCGTCTTCAGCTTCCCGCCATAGCCCGTGGACTCCGGTGAGATGGCCAGCCGGTGAGTGTGGCCCATGACGACCGAGACGCCGGCCTTTCGGGCCTTCGCCGCAGCAGTTCGGCCCGCAACCTGATTCAGGCCGGGCGACTCGTGGCCGTGAATCGCCACCCAGCCCGGAGCGAACGGATAGTACGGCTCCAGCTTCGTCACGTCGTAGGCCACAAAGTCGAGCAGGTTCTCAAAGCGGTAGAACTTGTCTTCCGCAGCGAGGGCAGGCGCCCGGCTGGCAAGGTACTTCTGGGGCCGCTCGTCGTGGTTTCCTTCCAGGACCCCAATGGGGCCGTCGTAGACGGCTCGCAGGGGCTCAAGGAAGTTCTCCTTGGTGTACTCCGAGTCCCGGATCACATTGCCCTCGAACTCCGCCCTGGTCCCCGCGGACCAGCGGGACGGGGCCGGGTAGTCCACCAGGTCCCCAATCTGGATGACCTCGTCCGGCTGGTACTCACCCACGAACTTGATGACGTTCTTCAGGGCCCGCTTGTCCTCGAAAGGCGCCTGAACGTCGGATATGACTACAACGCGCTTCACGCATTCTCCAAACGCTCTATCTCGCGGTTGATGTACCAGGCCGCCTTACGCAGGTCCGTAAGCGGCTCGTCATGCTTGTGATTGGCTCGAAGGATGTACTTCACGGCATTCCCGAGGCTGAAGTTCAGGTTCTCCGTGATGTCGATGACTTCCAGGCCCTTGGGAAGCCAGGTGTAATGCGACGGGTGATTCACCTCGTCGTCCGGCTTCTCGTCGCCACCCGGTGACGACAGCTCGTCAGCGGCAAAGGCGAGAGAGAGACCACTCGCGAACGTCACGTCGTAGGGGAAGGAGTCGCCCTCGTGGATGTTCGTGATGACAGCCCGCTCACCCTTGAACTGCTGTGTGTAGATCGTGGCAGGGCGAGAGATGGTGACGATCTGACCAAGCTCGAAGGTCACAGGGCCTCCAGCTCGTCATCCTCGAAGAACGCGCCCAGGGCATCGAATCCGCCGTCAGGGTTGTCCAGAAGAACCGAGGTGGCCTCCTCGACCTGGGCATAGTTCACAGCCTCGACCGTTCCCGTGAGGCCGGCCGTCCCGTCCTTCAGGGTGGCCTTCACCCGGACTCGCGTTCCGGGCTTCCACTTCGACTTCACAGGCCGATCCTTTCTCGCAGGGCAGCAGCCCCGTACTCATGAAGGAATGAATTGGTGTCGTGGCCATCAGTGAAGACGATGACCTTGGCATTGGGGAGAAGGGCGGCAAGTTTCTCGGCCGCCTTGATTCCCGGCTCGTCTCCGTCAGCGATCACGTAAACGGTCTCGAATCCGATCAGGGGCGGGATGAAGTGGTCTCGCCATGCGCCGGTGCCTTGGTAGGCGATGGCCGGCACCCCAACGGATTCCCAGACCGCTGCGTCGAACTCGCCTTCCGTGACAACGATGAACGGGCTTTCAGTGATGAGAGCCGTTGTGTTGAAGAGCCGCGGTGCGTCACCGGGGAGACCCCAGTACTTCCCGTACCACTTCTTGTGGCTGTCGTGGTTTTCCTTGCGGGTAGGGGCGAAGTAGTTACCTGCCTCGTCCCTCACGCATTCGTCAGCGATACACCTGAATCGCACGGTGGCGACGCCATGGGGTCCGCCTGCCGGCCGCAGATACGGGAGAACCAGCATTCCCGTTCGCTGCTCATGCCCAGTCAGCGCCGAACCGACGTATCCGAGGCGGAACTTCTCGGCCACGTCTCCCAGGCCGCGAGCCTTGATGTACTCCTCGGCCGGACTCCCCTTGAACTGCTGGAAGTACGTCCGAGCCGCCTCCACCGAACCGTTCATGTGCCCAGAGCTGAGCTTTTCGGAAGCCAAGTCCTTCCTCTCGCATTACAACGTCTATCGAGTCTTCAGAGACATCGCAGACGAAACAGTTCCATCGCTGCTTCTCTGTGTTCACTGAGGCGCTGGGGTTCTCGTCAACGTGAAGCGGGCAGGGGATCTTGGACCACCCTGCCCGCTCTTTCACGTCTATTGAGTAGTAGTGCTTCAGCACCTCAGCAATTGGCGGCCTAACGACCGCTTGCGGTTGCCGGCTGGTCACCGATCCGCCTCACGTGGACTGGAAAGTTGTACTGGCGGTTCGCGCAGCCCATGTATTCCTTGTCACCGCGCCACTTGCGGTAGTCGAACTTGATGCTCGGCTCAGACATCGTCTGCCTCTCGGTTATCCACGTGGTACCGCGGCCC